TATGTTTTTTGTCCTGTTGAACATTCAACTACTATACTATCTAATTTAACTAAATCATTTCTACTTAATCCGTGAGTAGCAGATGTTACTGTAATAAGTCCTGTTGCATTATCATAAGAAAAACCAGTAAGAGCAGTTGAACTTCCAACATTTGAAACTGTTGCTAATTTAACTGTACCACCACTTACATAAGTATGGTCAATATTACTTGGTGCTAAAAAGATACTTAATTTTGTAGCTGATGGACTTGCTTTAACAGGATAAAGTCCTGAATAAGGTGCTTGTGGATAAACTTTAGTTCCAAAAGCACAAGTTGTTTGAACTCCAAATACATCTATTGTATCACTTGCTGATAATCCGTGCGTTGCTGTAGTAATTACTACTTTACCAGTTGCTGTATTATAAACAAAACCTGTAATTGCTAATCTAGTACCATTAGATTTAAGAACCGTACCACCACTAACATAAGATTGTGCAATAGCACTTGTTCCTAATTCAATTTGGAAATTAGTTGCTGTTAAATTTGTTGCCTCTACTGTAAATTGAGTAGAAGTTGAGTGTATTGGATATGTTTTCTGTCCTGTATCACATTGTACTACTATATCTCTTACTTCAATTAAATCGGAAACACTTCTTCCGTGAGCAGTTGATGTAGTAATATCTCCACCTGTTGTTTCTTGTACAGCTGGAGTTCCTGGTGTATTGCCAGAAGATTCATTTGATTGAACATAAACATAAGAATACCCACCATAAGTTACTACATCACCTTGTTGGTAAACTGTAGCAGCGTTATAAGAATCTTCAAATTGTAAACCTTCTGAATAAACTGAAAAATTTTCTTCAGCAAAATCTGATAGAGCACCACCCGAAGTATGAGCAACAATACATTTATATTGATATGCACCAAATTTAACAACATCATCTAATTTGTAATATGTGTTAACTTGGAAGTCGCCTTTAAATGCTAAACCTTCACTATAAATATCAAAGTTTCCTAAAACTATATTGATATCACCACCAGACGCTGATGTATGTTCAGTAGTACATCTATATGTTCTACCACCATACTTAACTAGGTCGTTTAATTTGTATTGTGTACTAGAAGCATAATCACCTTTAAAAATAATACCATCACTAAATTGTTCAAAATTAGATTGATTTAATACTGTGCCTGATGATGTGTGAGCTGTTGTAGTACGGTATTGTTTACCACCATAAGAAACTAGGTCGTTTAATTTGTACCAAGTTCCGTCAGCATATGCACCTTTAAAGTAAAATGATTCTTGGTGTAATTGCCAATATTCTGTAAATGTTCCAGGACTTGTATAAAAATCTTGTTCTGTTGCTGGTGACGTGTGATTTTGAATACACACATAAGCATTACCACCATATTTTGCGATATCATCAATAACATAGCCAGTTGTTCCTGACCAATCGCCTCTCCATTTAAACTTTAATCGTCCTAATTTGAAATCTGCCATTTTTCTCTCTATTTACCTACTAATTTTGTCCATCTTAAACAGCGCTTTGATAAGTCGTTGCATTAACCGTTGACGTTAAATCTTCAAAAGTATTAAAGTCATCAATTGCTAATTCTGACCTTATTGCTATTTGCTTACTTCTTCTAACTAAATCTCCACTATCACTATTTATAAGAAATGTAGTTGTGGTATCATCTGAATATTTAATTTGTTGGTACCTATCGCTATCATTATTATAGTATCTTTTATTAATTTGACCAACCACAATACTAGCACCTGACGCTGGAATTAATACGAAATTTAGTGATGTTCCACCTGTTAATGTATAGGTTGAAAATGCTTCTTGTCTAACACCATCCATAAAACAAGCTATTCTTGTTTCATTTAAAACTGGTGTTGATATTGTAAATTGTTTGGTAGCACCGTCACCTGTGAAATATTGAACTTCAAACATCTCTAATCTTTCTTCAAGGTAATCTCCTTCATCTCTAGCAACACTATCAGATTTACCATCTTCATAGTACTTTGATACTTCTATTGGTTGAGTAGTAAAATTTGGATCAATAGAAGATAGATAACACATACCCTCTTTAGTACGTCTTATACCATTGAATACTTTTTGTTTTTTGATTTCTCCTGGGATTATATAAGCCATTTTATTTCTCTATATTTATTTATTAAGTTATTGCCAATATACTTGCTACTGCCTCAACATCAACAGAAGTTGAATCAGGAGAAGGATCAGCGACCACTCTTAATATGTCATTGTTCTCCAAATTTACTGGTTTATCTAAAGTTAATGTATTACTAGCAGGAACTTCTAAATTTCTACCTATATGTCTATAAGTTGTTCCACCGTCAGTAGTAACTTTTACATTAACTCTTGCTGTACTGTATCCACTTTTATTTGAAATATATAATGCGTGAATTACAGCAGTTTCAGAACCGCCTGCTGTATATAAATCTGCTGAGGAATTATCTAAAACCCCTACAGTCATTCCTGCATTTTTAAATGTTGACGGCATAATCTTTCAACAAACCTATGAACCAAAAACTACAGAATATGCTAATGCGTCATCCGAAGTACCAATAGTACCTGAAGTGTTAGGTAATTTTAATATTCTATCTGCTGTTGGTTCTTCTACTGATAAAGTAGTTTCAAACGCATTTTCTAAATTCCCTTCAAATATAAAATTTGATCCGTTCATAGTAATATCTCTATTTGTAATAGAACCATTACTAGTTGCGTCTTGCAAAGTTACCGAACCTGCACCACCAATTTCTTTAATCTGTCCAGCTGATTTTTTTATATAAAATTTACCATCTGTTACATTAACAGCCAACTCTCCAACATCCATATTATTTGCGTCTGGAATACGAGTTGCTACTTCTGTACGGTATGGTTTTATTTTTGTTGCCATAGTTTATTTCTTCCTTTTTAATTTCGCCCTAAATTTAATTCTATTTACTAATTTTGTTTTAGATAATCTTCTATCTAATTCAATTCCTAATTTTCTACCAATTCTCTCTAATTCTTTTTTTGTTTTGTTCTTTAAATCTTTAATTGTAATAGTAGTAGTCTTTGGTTTAACTGGTTCGTAAGAACTAACTGTTTTATTAATTAATCTTTTTATCCAACCAAACATTAGAAAGTTCCTCCATCTACTGTAGTTACTTCAACGTCACCAGCTGTTATTGTAAAGTTATCAGCAGAAAAAGAAGCAACACCAATGTTTGATGTACTTGCTAATTCTCCAACTATTTGTAATTGATTGCCACTAGCAATTGTATTAATTCCTTCACCTGCTAAAAATTCTAAAGTGCCTCCAATTGAAACTTGTCCTTGTGTTGAAGACTCATCTTTGAAATAAAGAGGATCAGCAAATTTAGCACCTGTTAAAGTATTATTTGCAATCATTGAATCTGTAACACCTAAAGGTTTAACTCTTATTTGGTCACCTGAAACTTCAATTGAACTATTATCAGGATTTGTATCTATCGTATTACCATCTTTAATCAAACCTGCACCTGCAGTAATTTGACCTGCACCAGAAAATTGTGATACATCTAAATCAGTTGTTCCAAATACTGGTTGTCCTGTATGTGTAAATGTATATCCATTGTTAGAACCAATAGTTCCTTCTTCTACAAATACAAATGAACCACCACTTAATTCAGATGGTTGGTCTTCTGGAGTTGCTCTTGTTAATATAAAAGGAGTTGATCCAGTACCAACTTGGTCAACTTTATAAATACCGTTTTCGGTTGCGTCTGTTTGGTCTTTAACTAAAAGTCTATCGTTAACACTTAATGCTATATCGTCAACTGATATTGCACCGTTAAAATCTGCTGTTAATGTTGCACCAACACCTAATGTTCCATTATTATAAGTTGCTACTAAATCAGCAGTTGTTGCTGCTTTACAAGATGGTTTAGTATCTAAACCTTGAGCAACTTGGTCAACGTATGCTTTGTTTGCAACTGATTGATTTTGAAATCCTGCTCTATCTTCATAACCACTTGGTAAAATAACTGTACCTGTTCCGTGTGGTGTTAAATTAATATTTTTATTTGCCGCTGTTGTTGTAACTGATTGACCGTCAATTGTAATGTCATCAATTACTAAAGAAGTTAATCCTGCAATATCTGTTTCAGTAGCACCTAAAGTTAATACTGAACTACCTAATGTTGTAGTAGGATTTGCTAAATTAGAATTTGATATACCTGCACTACCCGATAAATTTGAATCTGTTAATGTGTTCGCCTGAATTTCTACATTGTTATCGGTAACAACTGTATCCATACCTGCGCCACCAGCGAAAGTTAATGTTTCAGCTGTATTGTAAGTATCTGTTCCTGTATCACCTGCTAAATCAATATATTGATTAACAGTCATAAACTCTAAATTACCAGCACCATCAGTTTTTAAGAACTGACCAGGAGCTCCATCAGCACCTGGTAATGCAAATGTTGTTGTAGCTGATAGTAAGTTAGGAGCTTTTAGTCCTACAAAATTTGTACCATTATTTGTGCCTTCATTAAATCTTATTTCCCCACCTGCACTAGTAGAATTACCTACAATTAATTGGTCTATTGCTTTATTATCGTCTACTATTACAGCACCGTTTGCTGTTAATGTACCTTGTACGTGATCCAAAATTTCAGCGAAATATTGTCCACCGATAACTGATATATTATTTGCGTCACCATTTCCATCAACTCCACCTTCCCCAATGAATAATCTATCTCCTAGATTACCTTGAGTTCCTGTTCCATAAGTAAATGCTAATTCCCCAAGTTTTAATGTAGCTGGTGCCGAAGTACTTGATGAACGTTTTATCTGTATTACTGTTGCCATATGCTATTTTTTAAAAACTCCCACAATTAAATAATAGTGTTCCTGTTGTAGTAACTATTTCGGTTCTAGTTACAAATTTATTATCACTAGACCTATATTGAATCATTGCGCCATCATCTAAATGTGTTGTGTCAACATCACCAAGAAGAGCAAATTTTAGGGAAGAATTTTGTACTGCTACCGTAGATGGTAAAGTTACCGAAACTGCCTCTGGACCATCTCCAGTATTTACATTTATATTTGCTGTTGTAGTAGTTTTTTGCCCTACCGTGGCTGTAATATCTGCCATCCAATTCTCTCCTGTGAATATTTATAATATTTAATTAGACAGTAACCTGTGGTCTTACAGTTATAATGCCTTCAATAACTCTAGTAACTCCAGCATCCTTTGTAATCTCAAGGTCGTACACATATCTCTCAGCATCCAAATCACCTGTTTCTGTTGCTGTTAATGAGAGAGTAACTACTCCTGTGGTAGCGTCTGCTGCTATTGAAGTAGACATATTAATTCTTGTTCTTGTGGAAGCAAAACCTTTAGCCATCTTCGCCGCCGCCGTATAACCAGTTAGGTCAAACGCCTGTCCATTAGCATCCTTTACAGTTACGTCTGAACTAAAGGTTGCGCCTTGGTCTATCGTTAGATTAGCTATTGCTGCCATTTACTTTTTCTCGGATTCTGGTACTTCTTTTTTAATCAATTTGACTATTTTTTCGTTGTAATATTTAGTTAAAACATCTATCTTTTCAATCTCAATTAAATGTCTAGTTTTGCTTACCTGGATTTCTTGTCTTACTGCTATGCAATTCTGTAATTCAGGACTAAACTTCGTTTCATCATACTCTTTTTTGTCAATTGTTATCATACATTTATCTCCATTTTTAAACTCATATTACTATTTATACAGGTATAAATAATAATGTTACATATTAAAAGGAGAATATTTATGAGTTTCTGGACACTAATTACATACACCAGACCAAATACTGATACGGAGTGGTATCAAGTTAATGATGAAGCAAAAGCATATATAGAAAGCTTAAAAGCAGATGATGGAGCTAATCCATCTATTATATCTTACGAAAAGCTTGAGTCAAATGATGGTTTAAAGCAATATTATAAATTAAATTACAAAGATGGAGCAACTGCCGATTTATTACAAGAAAGTGATATAGGAGTTGCTAATGAAACTGCTAGAGAAAACTATTGCTCAAGTAATAATATAGTATTTACTGAGGAACTAGTTGGTGAAACTGAACCTTCAGTTACGCTTTAATTCACGGTAAGGTAAATTAAAATTTTTATAACCATCAACGTCTAAAATTGCAACATTTTGCCAGCAAAAAATATCGTTTGGATTTTCATCAACATTTTGATTACAGGTAAAGTACATTTTAGGCAACAGCACTAATTTGTGTTTGTGATTAATATTCCACCTCTTTATCATCTTTTTCATAGCAGCTCTTCTTTTAATACCAGCTATTGAAAAGAAAGGTATCAAGTTTTTTTCTAACGCTATTTTTATATGTAAAGGTAATAAATGAGTTGTAGCAATTCCACCTGTTTGATAAGAATTCAATGTATTACTTCTTACCTTTTTAAAATAATAACATCTATCTAATACTCTTACAAAATTAGAAGGCCAAAATTTACTTTGAAACATTCCTGCCATTGCAATAACTTCATTTTCATATTCTACAATATGATAATTTAAATAATTTGATAGTCTTCTATCAAAATTGTGAAAATTATGATAAGAGTCTTTTACTGCTTTAGATGATAATTTAGATAATGTATCTTTATCATTTAAAACATTTTTTATATTAATATCCGCCTTCATTTGCTACCACGTGTTCAAAGAAAGGTGCAACTTTAAAATCAGGTGTTAATCTACCTCTTCTAGTTTGACCTGCAAAAGGTATTTTACCGCCATTGCCTTTCCAATTTGCTATTTTAAACCATATACCACTTTTATGTAATAGTTTACCTTCTTGTTCTTTTTTTAATGGAAAAATAAAACTATCTATTTCTGGTTCGGTGTTTTGATAGATAGGTTTGTTTCGCCACGATTCAATATAATCTACGCTAAGACCAGTTTGTTTACTTGCCAACCCTATCAAATCATCCATAGTATAATTTCCACTTTCATTATCATACATACTTCTACCAAGATTGCCTACATTTTTTATTCTAGCCATTACATTTTTAACTTCTAATCTTTCAAACATAGATAATAGTCTACTTATTACATCATCATTAATACCTTTTACAATAATTGTTCCTGTGTCAATAAGAAATTTATTATTTTTTAAATTTTCAAGAGCTTTTACTTTTTTAGTAGCACATCTTAACTCATCTATTTTCTCATACCAATCATCATTATCAGCACCATTCATACTAATATAACAATGTGTTAAACCGTGTTGTTTTAAAGTTTTTACATATGAGTCATTTGCTAATCTTAAACCGTTTGTAATTAAAGTACACCTATGACCAGTTTTTTTAATAAGAGTTATCATTTCTGGTAAATCTTTACGCATAGTTGGTTCTGCACCAATAATTCGTATCATTGTTTTTTTAGGAAACTTTTTAATTGCCTCTAACATTTTGTTAATATCCATATCAGGTATTTCTCTATTTGGAATATAACAATTCTTACAATTCATATTACATCTATGTGTAACATCAATTACAACATCTTGAAAAATGTTATTTTCAGGTTCTAGCTCGTAATAATTTGGTATTGTTTTCATTAATCTCCATTTTTCCTAACAATGCAATTCTTTTATCTTTGTTAATATTGTATACCGAATGGTGATAAGCGGAGTTAATAAACCAAACCTCTCCTTCACGCATTATAATTTTATTTTTTTTTGAAATAAATTCGTGTTCGCCTTTTAACATAACAATTAATCTATAATAATAAGGGTTATCTAAATGTTCAGGTATATTTGATTTTTTTTCTAATTCTGCATATCTCCAATCAGATTTATCTATAAAATTTTTTAAGCATTCTATATCAATATTAAAGTAATCTATATGCCTTTGATTATAAGTTTTTCCTGCTGGTGTTAAATAATTATGTTCTACACCATACACACCCTTTCTATTATTAATAGCACGTTCATTACTTATAGGTGTTTTATCAACATCTTTTAATAGAGATAATCTTTTACTTTCTTCAATATTACCAAGATTAATAACTTCAGGAAGTTTTTTTAATCTAGCGTATTGGCGAAGAGTTTTTATATCTGTTTTCATATAAACAATTCTCCCTTTTGGTCTAATTCTGCCAATTTTTCTATTGAATCATAAAAACATATTTGAAAAGTATATCTTGCTTTTTCACTTTTATTATCAACACTATGATTATTTCTAGTTGTAATGATTAAAGGTTTCTCTTTATAATATACAGCTTCATTAAAAGTTTCATCTTCATTATAATATTTTATGGGAGAAAAATCTTTTAATTCTGGATATAATGCCCAAGTAATACAAGACGTTCTTCCAAGGTGGTCATCTTTATGAATACCATAGTTATTGTTACCTATTCCAGTTCCATCATTTGGAGCAAACTTCATAAAAACTGCTATAAAAAAATTCAATTTAGGGTTGGTCTTATTAATCATTTTTTTAACCAAACCTACTATAGGAACAGCTCCTTTGTATGTACTAACAACTTGTATTCCTGTAGGTGTTCCTTTATAAGTTTTATAATTTTCATAATTATAACTCATTGCTTCAGACAAAAGTTGCTTTCTTTCATCAATACTTATTATATCATTTATACATTGGTATGAGTTCATTTAACTACTCATCATATTATGTAATATTAAATCAGTAGATTTTTCTGTTAAGATAGTATTTGCTACTATAAACATTGATTCTTGTTTACTTGTAAATACTATATGTTCTTTAGCAGTATTTAAAAAATATAATCTTCCGTATTCAAAATTCAAAACTTTATTATCTAAAATAAAATAATTATATGGTGGATTACAATTATAGATTGGAACAAATAATCTACACGTTGGTAATTCTCTATCAAAATGGTCTCTATGAGATGGAAATTGTCCACCCGCTGACATCTTAATAATATGAGTTCTTCCTAAATGATTTTTAAATTTTGATAATACTGATTCAACATAAGGCCAAAAGGGGGTTAGAGTTTTAAAATCTGGTTCATTAAGTTTTAAATTATTTTCTCTATTATATTCTTTTATTGAATCCAAATCTGGTATGCCAGAAAAATTACCATCCAAACTAGTAATACTTAAACCATACCTAGCAATCTTTTTTCTAGGATTATATTGAACCCATTTATCATCAAATAATTTTAAACCTTCCTCAAATATTTTATACTTTAAATTACAATTCAAAGGAATAAGGTCGCCATATCTTGCTATTGTGTCATATAAGTAACTCATATTTAATTCGTTCTCCTATTATCTTCAATATATTTCTTTACTTCATATTGAGGTTCCCAACCATAACTTGTCATTGCGTCTATGTTTGCTTTGTTGTCAAGTCTTTCAGTATCACCACCAACTCTTTTTTCAGGAGTAATTCCAAAGTAGTCCATCATATCAGTTAACTTATTTGTAATACCTGTTCCTATATCTATTGCACCTGTCTTTTCAGGAAATGCTGTAATTGATTTTTGTCTTAATATAGATTCAATCGCTGAACAAATATCATACACGTGTATAAAATCTCTACTATGATTTGTATTAACATATGGCACATCATTTTTTAAAATTTTTGGTATCAACATAGTATCTCTTGCACCTGGTCCATATACAGTAGTAAATCTCATACCTAAACTATTTGCAGGAGCAATTTGTTCCATACTATACTTACTCATTGCATAAGGATTTCTCCAGGGTTCATATGCAGTACTTGAACTTGCATACAAAATTCTTGTATCTTTAAAATAGTCAAATATTCTTTGACTTACGATAACGTTTTGTTTCCAATAGTCTGTAGGATTTTCAAAACTTTGTCTGACACCAGATAGACCTGCCAGATGTACAACACAATCAACATCATATTTTAAATCACAGGTAAGTAATTCTTTACCTGTATTACGGTCTAAACCAATTACATCAAAATGTTTTTCTGATAACCATACTGAAAGATTTTTACCAATAAATCCATCACTACCTGTTAATAATATCTTCATAATCCTATCACCATATATCTTTCATACTTATCCAATTTTAAAGTGCCCCTATATAATACCTTTTCTAATTTTAAACTCTTCTCAAATTCTACTACACTATTATGACAATTAATATGCTCGTCAATTGAAAAATAATTATTTGATTGAAATATAACTAACGATCCTTTCTTTCTTCTCTTTAAAAAATCATCTATTAAATGTTGACCAAGATGTTCGCAAGAAGTACATATAACTATATTAAATCTTTTAATATCATAATACTTTACATCTGCTTCTGTAAATGTAATATCTTTATAAAGTCTTTGCCCAATCTTTTTACACATTAGGTCTTTATCAAAGGAAACAATCTCTCCTTTAGTATATTCTTTTAGCTTATTTGCTAAATGCCCATACCAACCTGCCGCTATAACTACAGAAGGAGAATTAAAAAAGCTAAAGTATTTCGTTGACTTCTCTATAAGCCAATCTTTACTTTTCTCTTGATTTTCGTTTAGTGAATTTATAATAGACTTGACCAGTCTATCCGTGGTCACTCCATCAATCACTTTTAATATAGTATCCATAATCTTTAATAAATAGTCTAGTATTATTTATATGAGTATGAAAAGAGCAATTTACAGTATCTACATTGATGTGCCAGCGAAAGAGCATTATGGTAAATCAAAGCATAGAAAAGACACAGCAGAAAAGGCAATCATAACCGTTAATGCATTTAAAAAGCACTATAAAAGGTTAATTGAATCCAAACGCAACTATGCTGACACCATAGGTGCAACTTTTATTATGTTTGAATATGATAAACGTTATCAAACCTTTGAAAAAAATCTACGTAAAGACTTTCCAGAATTAACAGGTTATGAAATTGTAAATTTTTACAAGATACATTTACTATATGAACTAGCAAAAAAATATGATGAAATTTTATATTTAGATTTTGATGCTGTACCTGTAACCAAAGATTCCTTTTTTGATATATGGGATATACAAAATCATATTGCTGTTTATAATAACAATACTATGATTAATAAAATGATGATGAGTATAGATGAAATTAAACACGGCATTAGAAGTCCAACAGCAAAGTATTTTAATTGTCAAGCAATGCTTATAGAGAAAGGACTTGATCCTAAAAATGATGTTATCAATACTGGTATCATTGGTGCTTCAAAAGAACAAATTTTAAAATTAGATTTCTTTGGTGATTTTAAAGATACAATAGATTTAATGACAAAATTAAGAAATGATAAAGATGGTATGTATCCACAAAATATTATTGATATGTTTAGATATGATAATGAAACAATCTTTTCATATAAAGTAAATATAAATAAAATTGGTATACAATGGTTAGATAGAAGGTGGCATTACTTCTTTGATAGTCAACATTTTATACCAAAAGAAACAAAAATAGTACACGCTGTCTGCAAAGACTTTGACGCCGTATGGAGATATGATGAAAAATATAATCTATAGTATATACATAGAAAATAATGAACCTAATTTAAGTGAAAAACATCAATTCACTAAAATACAATTAGCAAAACACTATCAAAAATTAATAGATGTTAAGAAAGAATATGCTAAGCATTGTAATGCTGAATATAGACTTTATGAAAACGACACCTATTGGCAAAAATTTAAAAAGAAATTTAGTGGTTATCAATTTGATATAATCAATCTATACAAGATACATATATGGGAAAAACTAGGTGAAGAATTTGACAATGTTCTTTATTTTGATTTTGATGTAGTACCAAATACAACTGAATCCTTTTTTGAAAAGTTTGATATGAATAAGATATGTGTTCACGCTCCCAATGCAACTAAAGAAAATATATGGAGTACAAGCGCATTAAAACGTTATAAGAAACAAATAAACACATATGAGGAAATAGTTAGCAATTTTGATGGATATAGTATGTACGTTAAAGCTATTGCTAAAAAATCAATGTTAGCATTAGATAACAATTTTGATACGGATTATTTAATAGCAAATACAGCTATATTAGGTGGCAATTCAAATGCTATAAAACAATTAAAATATACAGAAAAATTAGATGAACTTTTAGATGTTTTATATACAGCAAAAAAAGAAAAACTATTTGGAGAAGAAATATCAAAACAATTTTTTCCTAACAATGAAGTCTTTTTCCATTATCTATTAGACAAGTATAATATAAATTGGTATAATATACCTAAAGAATGGCACACTTATGTAATGCCAGAAGATGAACACACTAAAGAATTAAAATCTGCTAAACTAATACATTTAATTAGTAAGAAATTTGAAAAGTTATGGGAGATAATATAATGTGGATATTTCCTATTGATTTAAAACTTGATATTACAACTAGATGTAATGCTGGATGTCCTCAATGTCATAGAACAAACTTAACTGGATTAAAAGCACACGAATGGTTACCAGATATTGTATGGTCTTTAGACCAATTTAAAAGAGCTTTTCCTGTACAAGTTGCTAAACACATTTATAATTATAATATTTGTGGTACGTGGGGAGACCCTTTAACAAATAATGACTTACTAGATATAGCAAGATATATTAGACAAGTAAATCCAGAAGCACATATTTCTATTAATACAAATGGTTCATTAAGAAATGAAGATTGGTGGTGGGAGTTTGGATCAATAGGAGGTAAAAACCTACACGTTGTTTTTGCTGTTGAAGGCACCACACAAAAAATGCACGAAAGATATAGACAGTTTACTTTTTTGGATAAAATTTTAAAAAATATGGAGATGTTATCTAACACTCCAGCAAGAATACGAGTTGATACTTTAGTATGGAAACATAATGAAAATCATTTAGATGAAATTGAAAAATTAGTTATGGATCACGGAGCAACCAAACACAACAGAATTTTAACTGACCGTTGGGAAGGTCGTAATGAAATGACTTTTTTTACTGGAAAAGAAACTGCAAGTTTAGAAAAAGCTGGTGTTGATTTTTCAAAAGAAGAAGAGACCTATAACAAACGTGAAGCAGATTGTTTTACAGATGATGAAGGTAGAGAAAAAAAAGTTGGTGACTTTACTAAACAAACAACAAAATTAACAGTACTAGATAGTAAAATGGTTAAAAAAATAAGAAAAGAAAAAAAAGAAATAATAGATATAACTTGCAAATGGCAAAAAGCAAATAAACTTGAAATTGAATCAAGTGGTCAAGTTTTACCTTGCTGTTATTTCTCTAATCCTTATTTTTTAGATGAACACAATCCTTCTAAAGAAAGTGATTTTATGAAACATCCAGTTATGAAAGAATATGAAAAATATAAAAAAGAACTTAATATTTTTACTTCTAGTTTACTAGATATAATAAATCATAAATGGTATACAGAAACATTACCTAATAGTTGGAATGATGTTAATGCTGTATGGCAATGCCAAAGACATTGTGGAAAGTGTAAATGATATACGATTTCTCAAATAGAAAAATTAATATAGACTCTAGTCATAAGTGTCCTTTAGAGTGTCCTAAATGTCAAAGACAAGCAATAAGAAGAACTGGACATCCAGTACCTGGACAAGATATGCCGTGGGATGATTTTATAAAAATTGCTAATTACTTTGAAAAGGGACTACTTTTTTGTGGTCAAATATCAGACCCTACTGCTAATCCTTTATTGATTAATATGTTAAAATATTGTTACAAAAAAAATATTCCAGTAACGATTAATACAGCATCCACACACAAACCTGTAAAATGGTATGAAAAGGCATTTGAAGCAAACCCTAAAGGAGTTTGGTTGTTTGGTATTGATGGTCTACCTAAAGATAGTCACAAATATAGAATTCATCAAGATGGTGAAAAATTATTTGAAATGGCAAAGTTATGTGCTAAAAAATGTAAAACTTCTGTTTGGCAATATATTGTTTTCAGATATAATGAATATGATATAGAAGAAGCAAGAAGTATGGCAAAGGCAAACAATATTGAATTTGATTTAGTTTTTTCAGGTCGTTGGCATTACGGTGGTGACAAATATAAACCTAGAAATCCAAATTACTATGTTAACCGTTATAATGATGATTTACGAATGTTTAAAAATATAAAAAATAAAGGTTATAAAGATTGGAAAGTAGCATTAGATGAATTAAAAGATGAAAGATTTTTTAAAAATACACATAGTCCTAAAAAAACAATTTTATCAACTAGGAAAATAAATGAAAAAGATTAATCCAAAATGTTTATCGTTTAAAGAACTTTCTTATACAGCAACTGGTTATATAATGCCTTGTTGTTGGGTAGACACTCCTATAGCTTTAATAGAACCTCAAATAGCAAGATTAAGACAAAAACATTTAAAACTTGCAAATAACGAAAAGATAGAAGATATTATTAATAGTAAAGAATGGAAAAACTTTTTTGAAGAATTAAAAACTAATCCAGCTACACTTTGCCAAAGATTTTGTAGTGTACCTTTACATCATAGTGCTAATAGAGCAAGAGAAAACCCACACGACAAATACGCACTTACAGAAGATAGAAAAACTAATATTAAAATATGTTGTGTTTATTTTGAAGGAAAATATTCACCTGATTATGTTGAAAAACTTTATAATGGATTAAAAAAATATTGTTTCCTACCATTTGAATTTATTTGTTATAGCGATAATCCAAATGTTAAAGCAGATAAAGTTATTCCTTTACCAAAAGATAGTAAAATAAAACGCCATTGGCATAAATTATCTTTCTTTAATCCAGAATTTATGGAACAAAATCCTAGAGATGAAATTATTATTATGGATATTGACCAGATTATTGTAAATAATATGGATGATTTAATAGGTTGGCCTGTAGTAGATAATGAATTAGTATCTTATGACAAATGGTGGGGATTACCAAAACCAAAAGTTCAAGGCGGTTTCTTTAAATTTAAATCTGGACAATGTAAAGTTATATGGGATACTTTTATAAAAGATCCAGAAAAATGGCAACTACATTATTATAATACAGGACAAGTACATTACAAATATTTTGGTGAACAAAACTTTGTTGAAGATATAGCAACTAAAAATGATATAATAATATCTTTAGTTAAAGGTAAATGGATTGGTAAATATACTTTAGATAAAGAACAAAATTTAGAAAATAATGTAGAGTATTGTAAAAGATTTGAAGAAGATTATATGATATTAGATAAACCACATCCTAATATAAAAATAGTACACTTTGCTGGACCCGAAACTGATATACACTCTTGTAAAGAAGAATGGATTAAATCTTATTGGTATCTTCCCAAAGTTTAATATAAATTTTAAGTGCTTCTAAAGGAGTTTTTGCTTTTCTAATAGCAGATTTTGTACTTTGGTCTTTACAATTCTTTACTACATCTTGTTCAAACAAATATATTTTAAAATTGAATAAACGGTCTATATGTTCTTTCTTATTACTTAAAAGAAAATCCATCATCAACTCAATAAATTTAGGATTAACCTCTTCTATTATATCTTTAATAAGACCTTCTTTTTGTGCTATATTTTTAATTTGACTAATATAAGCTTTTCGTTCTTCTTGTTTTTTAGTATAAGTATTTTCGTGAAGTTGGTCTAAAGAACAAAGTTTTAATAACTCTTGACAATTTGGATTGTCAACATCATATTCAAGTATATGTGGATTGACTGCTGTTCCGTCATCACTTTTTAATAATACTTCAATATTTTTTCTTTCATTATCTATGAAATGTGCTGTTATAAAATTTTCTTCATTAATCATAATATACTCCTATAATTTACGATTTTAATATTTTCAAATACCAAGTATTTGCTGTTGTAGGTGTACCATTTGGAAACTCTTGCGCTCTATAATCATCTCCACCCGCTTGATGTGTTTGATAATCTCCTGTACCTGTCAGTATTGTATCTGCCATACCAGAACCTCTATTTACTCCACTTGCATAACTATAAGTTATTTTATAACCATCTACTGAAGCAGCGGCAGTATATTTAATATGACTTGCTAATAATGTTTCAAAAGCAACTTCTGTAAAATCTTGTAAATCATTTCCACCAGTTACATAAAGCGGACTTCTTGTTATAGTAGTATCAACACCATCTACTCTATGCAAATAATAACTTGCAATTGTTGTAGGTTGGTCTAAATCTTCAGGAATATCTCCAGCAGCATAAGCAGTTGTATCTGCTTGAGTATTTACATAAATTGGTGTTGCGTTAACTAAAGTAGAACCTGCAACACTATTTGAAGCATTAATATGATATGTTCCAGCTTGTTCACTTGTTGTGGTCGCCGCTGTCAATAAATCAATAGCAGGATGTATAAATGTATCTTTAACATCTTGTAAAGACATTGCTTGAATATCATTACCTGCTGTTCTATAGACAGGCCAACTTTTTCCTGAATCAGTTGGTGCTGAACCAGAGGTTACAGTTTGCTCTATTTTATCGTAAGTAATAGTTACCGTTGTAGGTTCTGGTGTTGTTGCTTCATTTGGAAATGCTGAAGCGTGTGTTAACATAGCACCCGCTTGTTGTCTTGTATCAGTTATTGATCCTACGTTTCCGCCAGAACCTACTACTGATAATACAACAGATGGTGTTTGTGAATATTGATAAATTGCTTGTGCTATTATTTGGTCTACTTCGGCAGAAGACATCTCTTTCAAATTGCCGCCGCTATAATATAAAGGAGCTCGTATAGCCATAATTAAATCTCCTATGTAGCACTACCAACAATCGTCTTTTGCGCTACTCCCGCTGAATTGTAGATTACTAAAGTTGATGAAGATGTAAAAATAGTACCATCAGCATATCCTGTCGTATTAGTTAAAGCAACTGTTCCTGTTGAGTCAGGTAATGTTACTATTCTTTCTGCTGTAGGGTCTGTAGGTCTTATATATGTTTTAAATGCGTCATTTGTTGCACCTTCAAAATAAATACCTAAATTGCTATTTGCACCTGTTAAGTAAATAGCCCCACTTGTTGTTATATTATTTGTTGATATATGACTACCACCAAAATTAACACTATCTCCTGTGCGAGCAGTAATAGTATTTGTTTTTAATCCACCTTCAATTTGAACATCATCATCAAAATGAAGTACAGTAGAATCTGTAGATGAAAATGTATTACCAACTACTGAAACTGTTCCTAAAGTATTCGTCCCACCTGTAGTTGTAATAGTCGGCGCTGTGATATTATTTGCTTGTATGTCACCAGTTGTTATTATATGGTCATCTCCAAAATCTATAGAACCACTTGAATCTGTAATAGAACCATTTGTTAAAGTTAAACTTCCTGCAGATACAATTGGAGCTGATAAAGAAGTAGTAATATTAACAACATTTGTTAAACCAATTGTTAAAATATCTGGAACAGATACAACAGCAGTTGTTTGGTTTGAAACACCTTTAAATTGAGCAGTTTGACCTGCACCAATTTGCTGTACAGTTGAAGAAGAATCTTCCATCTTCCAACCTTCAGCAGCAAAAATTTGACTAGCTAATTCATTAACTGCACCAATAACACTAGTTGCCGACATTGAAGGGTCTAAAGTTCCAATATCTCCAAAATCATTTAGACACATATCGTTAAAATTTGTTCTAAATTGTTCTAGTGTATCTGTTAATGCTATATTTCTTACAGCCATTTTATTTTATAACCTTCTTAATTAAATCTTTTATTTCTCTTAATTCTTTCTTTAAATTATTTATCTCGGAACACATACCTCTTAATTGGTCTGCATTCTCTTCTCTTTGTCTTATTCTTTTCATATAGATAGCATATTCATTACTTGTTCTTACTATAGCATTAGTACTTATATCTCTAACTAAATTTGAGTGTCCTTCAACTTTCAATATTCCGTTTGCCATTTTATTATATCGCCAATGCTACTGTTCTCATATCTCTTACAATTGGAGGATATGATGAGATAGACCCTTTCATTACTATTTTAATTTGTAAAGATGTAAATGGATTTAAACTAGCTACTGAATATTTGTATTCTCTAAATGTTGTGTCATCTTCAGCAGGTGTTACTGTTGTATCTTCCGAACCATCTGTATTAAATGGTGTCCAAGATAAATCTTCAATCTTTCTATCATCTTCTGGTCCTAATGTTCTATGATAAACTTGTACTACTGAACTTGACCTAACATTTGAAGTCAATCTAACGTCTAAAGAAGTTGATGAATTTTCTAATACTACAGGTTTAGTTAAATAAAGAGCAGCTGTAGATGAACCAGTTGAAGCAATATCATCAACAAAATCTGGTGTATTACCAGAAGTTGGATTATTTAATCTATTTGAAATCATAAAAGCACTCATTCGTTGTGTATCTAAAACTGGTGAAACTTTTGTATTAGTAGTTAAAAGTTTTAAATTTAACCAAAAAGATTTTTGACCTGACATTTCATTTGTTTCATTTATTTCACTCATTACAGCTTTTGGATTGTTAAAGTGTACATTTTCAGAATTAACAACAGCAACTTTATTTGCCGTTGAAGTTAAACTAAATTCTGATTCTGCACCGTGCATTGATTGTCCAGTAGTTGGTCTAATATACCATTCAATACTTGTACCAGGTAATTTCATTGTTTGAACACCTGATAAATTCATTACATCATATTTTCTATTTTGTGTTGCAGTTACAGTATTGCTTCCAATATCACCAGTAGCAGTTGCTGTTCCAGCTGTTGTAATATCATAACTATCTAGGGTTACATTTGAAATACTTGTATATGTTCCATTTAAATCAGTATGAGCAATACCATTATAGGTACCAGCCGACACTCCTGCAATGGTCACATTATTTGATGTGCCGTGCATTCCGTGATTTGGATGATAAACTCTAACTACACCTGAAGCATTTGTTGTTCGTAATGGATTAAGTTTAAGTGTTCTAGCAGGTAAAGTATTATTTGTCAACATAACATCTCCAGTTACATTTTCAAATTCTGCTCTCTTCAATGTAAATTTAATATCTTCGTTTTGTTCAGTTGTCCAAGTCACACCATTTTGTGATTTAAACATTACACCAGCATATGGTTGTGCTGATATTGTTCTATCTGAACCTATTACAGTTTCTCCCAATCTACCAACATAACAATTGTAATCAGTTGAGTTTGCCATTAATACAAAAGAATATTCTGTATTTTCTTGTACATAAACAGGACTTGCAAAAGTAAATGTAGTTTTAACTGTTGCGTCAGCACTTATATTAACTGAAGGTGGATTTAATGATACTTCACTAAACGGTAATATATTTTGTCCTGGATAACCATTTACAGTATTTCTAATTTGTAAAGTTAAAGGTACATTAGCGTCTTTAGAACTGAAAAATAAATCCATAGATGTTAAGAAAACACCTCCAGCGTCATCAATCATAAATGTTTGTGCTAATGGATCGTGATAACCAACTTGTCTAGCTGCCCCTCGTTGGACATCCGTTCTAGTTACATTTTCTGTTTCATTAGTTGCTCTAAATTCTATAGCAGCTGTTCTTGTAGAAATAATTGTATTTTGTACTGTTTCTATAATACCTCTAGCAATATATTCAGCATTAGCAGCTGTATCTGGTGCTTGTGTTAAAACGTTTGTAGATGAACTTGTTAATCTAAAAATTCTTTGACCTGTTCGCCATCTTGGATTTGAATTTACTTTTGGATCAGGTATTGCAAAAGTTCCCGTTACAGCACCGTTAGCATCCGTGACAAGATTACCACCTAAAGAACCACCATCTGGTGTTATGTAAGTAGATATATCATCACTATCAAAGAAAGCATAAACTCTTGTATTTGGTCTCATTCTTGTAGCAGTAAATGATACTGTTCTACTTCTAATAAACGGAACAAATGCTACACTTATAATTCTATCACCAATACTATTTGTTATTGTTTTTGGAACTATTACTTGTCTAATTCCTGCTCTTGTTCTTGTTCCAGTTTGAGTAGTTGTTTGGATATCTCTTTGCATTACTCTCCAACCGTGACCACCTCTTTGTTCAAAATTTTCTGTAGTATTAGTTGTTGATGTTCCAGTCCAATTATTTGTCCACTCGTTCCATACTGTACCTATCTCTACTTCTTGAAGATTTGGATTACCAGAAACAGCAACTAAAGTATCCCAAGTACCATCATCATTTGTAATTGTTAATTCTGGTGCTCTTTCTGTTTCTTTCCATTCATCATTTGCTGGTGTTAATGCAATTGAACCTATCCAAGTAAATATTCCAAATGGGTTAACATTAATTGATTTACTTGCATACGGTTGAGTTATTAAAGCAGTTTCACTATAAGGTAATGTAATTAAATCTCCAGTTTTTTGGTATTGTCCATCCGTTCTATCAGCGGCAACAATAGCTGTACCATCACCATCACGTTCAATAAGTTGAATAGCATCCTCGTGGAATGTTGGTCTCATTTCACCTTTCGCCATATCCATTGAAACTTTATAATCTACATTTCCTGGGTCACCTATTGCGTGTCCTGTAAAATTATCTACAACAAATCCATTTTTAAATCTATCAAATCCATCAGCGTCTTGTATTTGTAATGTTTGAGCAGCAACTTCTAATAAAGACAATTGAGTATAATATTCAACATTTGTTATTCTTCTTTCTAAATGTCCAATATCTCTCATTGTATATCTTCGGTTGTCAACTGTTTCTATACTAACATCAGCTGTATCTAATCCATAACTTGGTAAAAATAAAGTGTACATATGCATAGCATTATCTAAAGAACCAGGAACATCTGGTGTTGCTGAACTTGCACCACTCAATACTTGAAATTTTCCAGCTGAATCTAAATATATTTTATCAACTCTTTGTAAATAATATTCAAAATCGGATGTTATGTCTGTACCAAATTTAACTGAATCAACTGTAGAAGCACCTACACCGTCATATGAACGGTCTTGGCTACCTGAATTTATTGTTGAAGCGTCATCAACTCTTGGTCTGAAATCTAAAGTATCTCTTAATTCAAATCTTTCATTAGTTGTTGATGATTCGTATGCTGGTATATTTTCATAATCAACAATACCTGAATAAGAGTCTACATCAAAATAATCTCCAGAACCGTGAGAGAAGTAATCAAAATTAACTAGTAATCTTCCTGTTGGTGTTAATGCACCATTTTTTAATTTAATTCTTCCAATGTCATAGAAGTTATCTCTTTGTCCTGTATCTAAATCAAATCTATCTGTAATATCTGTATCACCAGCAATAGCATTTGTAGAAAAATCTGCTGCCATATAAATGTTATTAATTTTATAAACATCTGCTCTACCTAATCCACATACACCAGATTCAACAGTTGCTTGTGTAGCAATTTGTACTGTTTGTGCTGAATTTAATGTTTTAGTTTTAGAACTTGCAACTGAACGATTAACTGTTGCTAATATTTTTACTTTATGTCCTGCATAATTAGTACCAAAATTTAATGTTAAAGTTTTACCAGTTGGAGAACCTGCTAAAGTAAATATTGTTTGTGCTAAATGGTTACTACCACTTAAACTTAATATATCTGATACTGCACCAGCACTACCACCACCAGTTGTCATAATAGAAACAGTAAAGTCTGATTCTTTTAATCCACTAAATGTTTCATTTGTTCCTGCTGTAATTGAAGCGTCACCATTACCTGATAATGTTGCTGTGAAATGTCTTCTAATTGCAAAATTTGTATCTGTTATTCCTGAATTAACAGTTGTCTTTAATGTCTTAATAGTTTCATAAGGCATTTTAAAGATAGAAATATTTTTACCTGGTTCTTTTACTGCACCACGTCCTCTAGTAAAAGATGATTTGGTAACATCAGCACCTGCACCTAAAGTTACTGCAAAACTTGTATCATTAATAACATAGGCTACTTCATTTGTTTCTGCAAGAGGAGTATTTGTTATATATGTAATTTTATCTCCAATTTTTAATTCATCTGTAAATCTTGTACCAAATCCATTAATTATTGTTCCTGCACCTGCGACAGATAGTGTACCTGTCATACTAACATTATCTCTCACTACATCCGCAACATACCCAGGAGAACCTGTCATACTAATTGTTTTAATATCAGAAGAACCATAAACTATTGCCGCTTTACGTCCTAAAACATCTGCTTGTAAAGTTGCTGTATTACTTGAAGTTCCACCTGTAATTATTTCACCTGGTGTAAATGAACCTTGTACATTTGAAGCTATTACAATTCCGTGTGTTGATGTTCCACCTGCACCTGGAGTTGTACAATTAACAGGAGTTGTTCCATCTTCTTTGTATAAATTATAATCAACAGTATTAACTACTCTAACTGTAAATACTCCACCAGTAGTTACAACTGAATCAATTGCCCAAGAACCTCCAACACCTGCAAGAGTTATTTGTTGTCCATCTTTAAAATTATGGGGAGTTGCGTGTTGAACTACGCAAGGATTTGCTTGAGTTATATTATTAATTGTAGCTGTTTCTGTTGTTGATATTGATTGAACAACACCAGTTGCACCAGAAGTGCCACCTGTTACAGTTTCACCAGTTGTAAAAGCTTGAGCTGTTAATATATTTAAGTGAGTATACGTTTCTACATCAAATAGATAATGTTTAAAAATAGAACTTGTTAAACCACCACTTGAAACAATATTATTTACAGCAGTACCAGATGAGTATTCAAATCCTCTTGACTTTGCTCTTCCTATTTGAGTAATACTTGAACCTGCTGCTGTATTAACTACACCTCTAACAGCAGTTGCCGTACTATATAAGTCAAGACTTTTATATGATTCTATATCACCTGTTACAAAACCAATATCTGGTGTACCATAAACGTTAGTTACGTTTAAGTAATTACCTAAATCAAATCTAGTTTTAAAGTTTGGTTCTGTATCAAACTCTCTTGCTTTATCTACATCAACAAAAGTTGTTCCTAATTTTTCTATTTCATAACCTTTAACATATGCTTTTCCTGGAGCTAAACCTATTGCAAGTTTAGATGAATCACCACCTGCACCTGAAGCGTAAATACCTCTATTATTTCCTGATAGTAAATGTTCTCTTATATCTAATTCAAAACCTTTAATAATATAATCTCCTGACTCATCATATGTTCTACGAGCAAAAGTATCTTCTAATACTCCATATTCTGTATTTCTAACTCTATTCTGTAAAATACCTTTTGATAGTCTTAATAATTCTATGAAATTTTTATCATCTGTAGCTGCTAAAGTTTTCTTTTGAAGTGTTAAATCAATTTTAAATCTATGAGCACCAGGAGCATTTTGATTTGATGTTCCTTGAGCATTATCATTTAAACTTCCATCTTCATTTGGAGTTACAAAAGATTCTGTAACTAATAAACCAACTCTATATGAAGGTGTGTTTGTATATTTGTCTAGTACTACTGTTTGTTGTAAAACTTCAACGTGATATCCATTAATATAATAAACTCCTTTTTGTACTTCAGCAGCGCAACCTTTATGTGTTGAAGCAACAGTCGCTGTAGCAGCCAAAGAATTAATTGTACAATCTAAAATTTCTGTATCAGAAAAGGAAGTTGATGTATTATCTGTTCCAGTTTTTGAATATTTTACAAATAATGTATCTGGATCAGTTCCATCAGCTACAGATACACCTATAACTTTTGCAACAAGACCTGAAGTTGCACCTGTTACTTCTAATCCATTATAATCTGCTAAAGTTGAGTTTGATTTTGCTGAAAGTTTTACTGAAGTGTAATTTAAGTCGTACCCGATTTCTCCAGGTATAACCATAGCACCTTTTTCAAATAGATGGTCACTAACCCTTTCTACTTGGTTTTGTAATTGCGTCTGTGATTGTGTTAACTCTCTCGCCTGTACAGCAAATGCTGGTCTGAAAAGAACTCTATGAAATTTTTTATTTTCATTAAAGTCATCATAATAGGGCGATAAGTTAAAATCTGTTGGACTTGGCATTTAACTCCCCTAAAATTCTATAATCAATTTGATATTTTCGGTTTGGTCAGCAGCTCTAGTGATTGGCGCTCTATTTTCTACATAAACTATTTCACCTGAACCGTGGTCAATTTCCGAACTAGAATATCCGTTTGAAAATGTTTGACTATTAACTGTACCTGTTGTCGTAGCAGGTGTTAAAGTTGCGTTTGTATCTGCACCAGTAATAATATTTGTGCCACTAAATGCTGTCTGATTACCGTTAGTATCTACTCCCTCATCATTGTGTCTTGGTTGAATATAATATAATATTTTATTTGTTGGATCCCACTCTACAACTTTTCCAACTGCACCTGTGCTTGCTTGTGAAATTTTTTCGTCAACTGAAAATGTTAAATTACTGGACGCACCAACAACGGCACTTGTTGCTCTCAATGTAGCAGCAGAAGCAGCAGTACCACCTGATTTCGGGTCTCTTATTAAACTTACTTTTCTAAAATCATTTGCAACAGTTACGTCACCTGAATTAGCTGATTCTGTTCCTTCTAAACTTGTATTCAACATAACAAAAAATCCACCTAACTCTTGTACTGCATTAAATCCGTGTCCACCTTTTGGTTCAATCATACAATCTAATTCTGTACTAATTAATGCACCACCACCAGCAGCATTTATATCTGCAAGTTTAATATATGCGTAAGTGTATCCTGTTCCTGGAGTAGTTACGGTTACCGCTGTAACTGCACCTGAAGCAATGGTTACTGAACAAACTCCACTTGATCCATCTCCTCGTATTGGAACACTTGCGTGTGTTCCATCTGTACCAGCAGAACCCGCTGTTTTAATTTTAATTACATTGATTGCACCATCTACAGCAGCAGCATTAACTGTTCCATTTGTACCAACTGCCATAAAATCTACTGATAAAAATTCTGCTTGTTGAGCAGCAGTTAAAGTGTAAATATATTTCCACTTGTATCCATCAGCAGTTGCTAATATTGTTGTTGATGTTCCTGTAGGTTCTACAGTTGAAGTACCACCGCTATTATTATCTAAACATTTGTAAACATTTCTAGCAGCACTTAATACATAAAAAGTTGCGTCATATAAAGTAACAGCACCACTATTTGAAGTTTGTGCTGTTGTTGTTCCAGTAATGTATTCTCCATAATCGTGTCTGTAATAATCATATACAGTAGCAGTCGTCCAATTTCTTCTAGGAATTACAAATCCAGCATTTGTACTTGCTACTTTTTTACAAGCAAGCATATCATCATATGTAAAATTTTGTGTATTTTCGTTATCTGCAGGAGTCACAGGTAATGCGTCTGTTCCTTCATTATTTGTTCTTCCATCTCCTCTTGTAGAAGTCCCAAATGGTTGAGGTCTTCCTATACCTAAATAGAAAGTATTTCCTGACGCTTCAGTAAACGCTTCTTGGAATTGTTCCGAGTTGTGTATTCTGAATTTATTTGTTATAATTGCTGGCATTCTTATTTCCTTTATCTATATTTATACAAGTTTTCTAATTAGTAATTAATTCCTATTCCGTGGAGTTGTGTTTCTTTAGTAGTATCTGTCTGGTTCGCCCAAACAGCTTTGTAAATAACTCCTGTGCCACTTGTACAAGTTGTTTCTCCTAAACGGACTTGTTTAACACCAGTACTATAGACTGGAGTAATAGTATCATAACTTACCGCTTCAGTCCAATTTGAACCATTATCACAACTGAAATATATCTTTAAATCCGTTCCGATAACTCCTGTTCCAATACCATCTTTATAAAGCATTGTTCCAGCTACTTTTGTTTTAGCTACATCTACTGTATTAGCTGATTGAATTAATGTTCCTGTAGCTGTTGATGTTGTACGTTCTTGTGGAGTAAAAGTTGTTCCATTAGGATACCTACAATTATTTGATATTCTCATTTCATCTAAATAACCGTTAAGAACACCATAAGAGTCAGTATAAGCTCTTTTACTTATCCATACTTGACCACCTAAAGCACCAGTCATTAAATGACCACCAGAAGAAGTTGGTACAGAAGCAGAACCATCTTGTACACCATCTTTATAAAATCTTATTGTACCTCCATCTCTAACTACTGCCATATGATACCATTGACCTGTTGACATAGCAGTACCAGATTCAAAAGCAAAATCATCTGCTGTTGTTGTACTATTTCTATGATAAACATTAAATTTTTGTTTCATTCCTGCATTAGGACTAATACCCCAATGCCAAGCACCACCAATATCGGTAGCATCTGTTTTTGCTTGGTTGAATATATCATATCCGTGTGTGCCTGTATTGACGTTCATATATATCCAAGTTTCCATAGTCCAATCACCTGTTCCCCAAATCCAATCATCACTATCAGGCATTGATAAAGAGTCATCTGAACCATCAAAGAAAGCAGAAGCACTTCCAAATTTTTTCTCTCCTGTATTTGTAGTAGGTTGATTACGTCTAGTTATTGTTCTATTGTGTGAAGAACTATCTGTAAATACTGTTCCAGCATTAGCTCCATTATAATGTAATAATGCTAAAGTATTAGCATCGCTTACCCATTCGTCAACAGTTGTTATAGCAGTTGTTATATGACCACTAACTCTATCTACATCTGTTTGTGTTCCTAGATTTGTGTCATCTGAAAACGTATCTATAAAAGTATTAGGCAAATTGAAAGCAGCAGACGATTCGTTTGTTGCTTCTCTTAAAGCCAAAGCTGTTACATCATCTTTAACTGGTTGCACACTTGCACCTAAAGTTAAAGGTGTGCCATCTGCATTTACATTGTTAGCTCTATTTCTTGTTCTAATTCCCATTTTATGATCCTAAATATCTTATTACTATTTCTGCACTAGCGGCAGGTGCTGTTATGAAAGTTAATGTTGTTCCAGCATATGTATAATCGTCTGTTGGTACTAAACAAATACCATTTACAAATACTAAAATATTATCTACAGTTCTACTACCAAGAATTGTAAATCCTGTTGTTGAACCATCACCTACGTGTGATTTATCTGTTGTGAAAGGTGTAGCTGAAGCGGCAGCTGTTGGTTCAAATTTTGTAGTTGAAGAATTCCAAGCCAATACTTGTCCATCAGTAATTCCTGTCATACTTACATTTGAAATATCATCAGCACTAGAATTTTCTGTTAACATTTCAACCCAACCTGAAGTAGTTGCTATATAAGGTTTAAGTGTTGTTTCATCTAAAGCAGGTGTACCTGAATAAGTAGTTGAATTAGGAAAGGCTGCTAAGTTTACGTGATTAAATCTTATTGCTGAATTTTGTCCACTAACTGTTATATAAGCAGAACCTATTAATGATAAACCATTTACTGTTGAAGCAGTTGATCCTAATTCAATTGCTGTAGAACCAATAGTAACTGAATTATTTGCTAAATTAGCATTTGAAATTCCAGCAGTACCACTTAATTCTGAATTTGTAAGTCCTCCAGCTGTTAGTGTAACAGTATCACCACTTACAACTGTTGTTATACCAGTACCACCAGATATTTTAAAAACATCTCCTTGTGCTATGGAAGAAGTTGTTGATGTATCATCTGCAATATTGAATAAAGAACCTGTAATTACAGGAGTTAAAATAGTTTTATTTGTAAGGGTTTGAAAACCTGATAATGATACTACATCACCTGTTGGTGTGTTAATAACTGGACTGTCTAAAGTTTTATTTGTTAAAGTTTGTGTTGCAATTTCTGAAACTAAAGTTGAATTACCGCCTTTTGGTAATAACATTGTGTTAGTTTGACCCGAACTATGAGGTTGTGCTGTTATAGTCTGTCCGTGTGTATTAGCATCACAATTTAGTGTAATTTTTGCGTCTTGGGAAGAACCATCACCTCTAATTACTAAATTAGCAGTAACAGGTTCTAACTCCATATCACCAGAATCGTTTATCAATTTACCACCAAGAGTAGCAGTAGTTAAAGTTTTACTTGTAAGAACTTCTACACCAGAAAGTGTCGCAAAATCATCACCTGACAAAGCAGTATTAAATTGTGCTGTAGTACCTGTAATGGTATTAGTTGCTAAATCAATTGATTTATTTGTTAATGTATCTGTTGATGTTTCTGTAAGAACTGTAGCGTCAATATCAAAAGTTAAAGTATTACCAACTAAAGTAGTATCAATACCAGTACCACCTGCTAAATTAAGTAATCTATTCTGGTCTATAGTAGTACCGTCACCTAGAGCAGTATAAATTTCATTAAAGTTATCATTTATAATACCACCACCAACACGTAGGTTACTACCTGTTCCGTCATTAGCTGCTGATCCTATATCTATTGATTTTTTTGCCATTTCTTCCTTAAATTACTTTACTATTTATAATCATTTACGGTGTTGTATCATCAAAAGTTGGTCCTGTTTGAGAGAAGTTAGTTACTGTATTACTAAACTCATTATTACTATAAGTTAAGAATGAAGGAAACGCAAGAGCCATTTTAACTTTCTGTCCTTCAGGATGAGAAGACATTAGGAATACTCCACCTTGACCATCTAAACTAGTTCTTGTTCCAAATATTTTTAAATTATTTAATTGTTCAAACGTATGTCCTGTACCACCAATTGAAGTATTAAATATAGTATTTGCATACTTATTAAGTGTTCCCCATTTTGGTCCAGCATATGCGTAACCAGCTTTAACAAATTGACCACCTATTGTTGCCCTTTTTCTACTCAAATAATCTATTGTTAATCCAGGTCTTGTTAAAGTTAAATCTCTTTGATTTGCTTCAAAATGTTCATTTGTATTATGGTCTAAATCAATAGCTCCTGGTTCAAGAGGTTTTGCTCTTAAAGATGTTCCATCATCTATCGTTCCTAATCTTCTACCAAATATCACCGAGAATAAAGTATTAAGAATTGCAATTAATGGTATTTCAACTTCTGTTCTACCAGAAACAGCACCAACTAATGGTAGTGTTCCTCTAACATCTAGTTGTGAAGTAATATCTACTTGACCTGTAAAATAGAATCCTGCTGTATGCATTGTCTTTTTAAATGCGTCCCGCCATACTGCAATAGAACTAGCAACTTTTAATACATAAGAAAAATCTTGATAGTATCTA